TCGATCTCTGTCTCGCCCAAGAGATCGAAGGATTCCTCACACAACCGCCATGACTTGCCGCGATTAGAAACGATCGTGCCGGACGCGGTCGGCTCGTATGGGCCTGCTGTGAGTGAGTGGGCATCTACGCATCTTGGCGTGCAGCTCATGCCTTGGCAACAACACGTTTTGCGTCAGCAGTTGAGCTACGACGCGGACGGACGCTGGTGCAACCGCACCGCATTGATGTCAACCGCGAGACAACAGGGTAAGAGTGTCTGCATCGCTGCGACAATCGGTTGGCTGTTGACTGAGTACGCGGACATCGTCAAGCGCCCGGTCAAGATTGTGTCGTTCGCGCACCGTCTAGACATCGCGGTCGCCCTGTTCCAAGACCTCGCGCCGCTGCTTGAGCAGAAGTTCGGGGCGACCCCGACGTGGTCGTACGGTCGCACCGAGGTCCGCCACAAAAACAGCAAGTGGATGGTCAAAGCCGCACGCCCGTCAGCGCCTCACGGTCTTGCGGGTGTCGACGTGCTGATCGGCGACGAGCTGTGGGGCGTCGACTCCGACACGCTTGACATCGGCTTCATGCCGACCCAGCGCGCAGTCCCTAACCCGCTCGCCGTGTTCTACTCGACAGCCGGAACCGAGCAGTCGGTCGCGATGCTTCGCTGGCGCGAGCAAGGCATCCGCGCCATCGACACCGGGGAGGACGTCGGCATCTACTTCGCCGAGTGGTCCCCGCCTCCGGACCTTGACCCGATGACGCCCGAGGCGTGGGCGTACGCGAACCCGGCGCTCGGACACACGATCACCGTCCAGTCACTTGAGGCCGAGTCTCACGCACCCAACCGGGCGGCGTTCTTGCGCTCGAGCGTAAATCTCTGGATTCAGACGGACCAGTCGTGGCTGCCGCCGGGCCTGTTCCAAGAGCTGCGCGCGGACTCGCCGCCGCTACCGGGCGGAGTCATGGCGGTTGAGGTCAGCATGGACGACGGCAGGTACGTCGGCGTCCGCTGCAACGTCAACGCGCAAGGACAACTCACCGCGACCGTCGCGTTCATGGTCGACACGATCGCGGCGTGCTGGGACGCGGTCAACGCGCAAATCGCCGCCAACCCGCAGCTCGTCCTCGCGATCACGCCGACGCTGGACGTGTCATGCCCCGGCAACCTGCAGCACCGACGAATCATCGTCGGCTACCAAGAAATCTGCCGATGGACCGCAGTTGTCCGCCAGATGCTCAACGAGAAACGGTTGTGGCACACCGGGGAGACGATGCTGAGCGAACACGTCGGACGCGCGGTCGCCGTACGCACCACCGGGGCGATCGCGTTGTCGTCCACCAAATCGCCCGGGCCGATCGAGCTGGCACGATGCCTCGTGTGGGCCGCAGGCATCAGCAGCCGACCCGCCCCGGCTGTGCGACGCGCCGTCGTTGGCACCGCCAAGCCGCGACGAGTCGCCTAACATCTAGGCATGGCACTGTTCGGCAAAAAGGACGAGACGCCCGTCGTCAAAGCTGCGGCGGGTGCCGCAGGCAACCCGCTCGTCGGCAACTTCATCAACTACACGTCCGGCGCCGATCGCACCATCGCGCTACGCAACCCGACCATCAGCCGTGCACGCGACCTCATCTGCGGCATGATCGGCTGTCTCGAGATCGAGCAGTACGCGCGCGTCTGGAACGGCGACGAGTACGAGTACGTCGACCTGCCGCCCGACACATGGTTCCAGACACCGGACCCGAACGTGACGCGCAACTTCATCATGTCGTTCACCGCCGACGACCTGCTGTTCTACGGTCGCGCGTTCTGGGTCGTCACGCAACGCAACGCAGCGGGCTTCCCGTCGGCCTACACGTGGATTCCCTCCGCCGATGTGGTCACTTGGGACCAAGCCGGGCCTCAGTGGTGGGGACCCTCGTCGCAAATCTACTTCCAAGGCATCCAGCTCGAGACGCGCGACGTCGTGCAGTTCCTGTCACCGATACCGGGTCTGCTGTTCACCGGGTCGCGCGCAATCAACACCGCCTCGCGACTCGATCTTGCAGCTGAACGCTTCGCGACGATGGAAGTCCCCGCCGGATACTTGCAACAAACCGAAGGCGAACCGATGAGCGGACAAGAACTCGCCGATCTCGCAGCCGCATGGTCCGAAGCACGACTCACGTCGAGCGTCGCCGCGCTCAACCAGTACGTCAAGTGGCAGGAGTCGTCAATCGACCCGAGCAAACTAGAGCTCGTCAACGCGCGCACCTACCAAGCGTTAGAGCTGTCGCGCGTCGCGAACATCCCGCCGTACCTCGTCGGCGCACCGACCGGGTCGGGCATGACGTACCAGAACGCGCAACAGGCACGCCAAGACCTGTACCTGTTCGGCGCGAAACCGTACATCGACTGCATCGAGCAGACCCTGTCGCTGAACAGCGTGACACCGCGCGGGCGCTACATCAAACTGGACGTCGACTCCTACCTAGAGGAGAACGACGTGTCAGGCCCGTCGGAAGTGCTGCCCACTCCGGCGGGTACTGGCACGTCGGTCACACCCGGCACACCGATCGCGGACTAACCGTGCCGTCGTTCCGACCGACGCGCGAAATGGCGGAGGAAGCCAGACGCGGACTCGCGTGGCGACGAGAACACAACCGGGGCGGCACCGAGATCGGTGTCGCACGCGCACGCAACATCAGCAACCGCGACATGCTGCCGATCGAGACCATCAACCGCATGGTCTCCTACTTCGCTCGCCACGAGGCCGACAAACAAGGCGAAGGCTTCAGCCCGGGCGAACCCGGATTCCCGTCAGCCGGACGCATCGCGTGGGCGCTGTGGGGCGGCGACGCCGGGCAGACGTGGGCGAACGCAATCGTCGAACGCGTCAATGACACCACAGCGCGCGCAGCGAACGCCTACGCTGGAGACATGATCTACCTCACCAGCAGCAACGTCAAAATCGCAGCCGCCGCCGAAGGCGAAACCGAAGCACCAGCACGCACCATCGAGGGCGTCGCGGTGCCGTACAACACCGTCGCCGTCGTCTCAGGCGGCGAGAAAGTCATGTTCTTGCCGGGCAGTCTCCCAGTCGACGGCAAGGCGCCGCGCCTGTTGGAGAACCACGACGGCAGCAAGATCATCGGCGTCGTCACCGCACGCATGGACGACGAAGAAGAAATGCGCTACATGGCACGCATCTCGGCGACCAAGGCCGGGGACGACGTCATCGAACTCGTCAAGGACGGGGCGCTCGACGCCGTGTCGGTAGGCGTGGACCCGGTCGAGGCGAGCTACAACGACGAGGGCATCCTTGTCATCTCGAAGGCCAACTGGCGCGAGCTGTCAATCGTCGCCGAACCCGCGTTCTCGGATGCCACCATCGACCGCATCGCAGCCGCTAAAGTAATCACAACGGAACAGGAGAAACCCATGACCGAAATCCAGACTCCAGTAGAGAAGCCCGCCGAAGCGCCGAAGGCGCCGATCTGGGCCGAAGCACGCAAGGCGCCCTCACGTCTGCCATCGATGGCGGAGTGGGTGAGCGCGTACGTTCAGGGCGGCGAGAAGTACGCAGCCGTCAACCGCATGATCGCCGATCATCAGGCCGTTCACAACCCGATCGCTGCCGCAGCTGGCGACATCGCCACCACCGACACGCCCGGTCTCTTGCCGGTCCCAGTCGTCGGCCCGGTGTACGACAACATCAACTACATCCGCCCGGTCGTCTCCGCGATCGGTGCGCGCGCGATGCCGCTCGGTTCGGGCAAGACGTTCAACCGTCCTGAGATCACCACGCACACCTCGGTCGCGCAGCAGTCGTCGGAACTCGCGACGCTCAGCTCGACCACGATGGTCGTGTCGTCCAACATCGTCACCCGCTTGACGTTCGGCGGCACCGTGCTGGTGTCGGAACAGGACGTCGACTGGACCGACCCGGCATCCGTCGACATCATCCTGCAAGACCTCGCAGGCCAGTACGCCGACGCGACCGACAACTACGCAGCCGACCAGCTGTACGCCGCCGCCACCAACCAAGGCACTTGGGCTGGCACCGCCGCGACGTTGCTCGCCGACATCTACACCTGCGCCAAGGCAATCTCGCTGACCTCGAACGTGCTGCCGACGCACATGTTCGTCAGCCCGGCAACGTGGGCCAAGATCGGCGGACTCGTGGACGGCAGCAACCGTCCGTTGTTCCCGACCGTCGCCCCGTACAACGCCTCCGGCACGCAGGACGCGGGCAGCTGGAACGGCAACCCGCTCGGCTTGCAGCTGGTGGTCGACAAGAACTTCGCCACCGGCTCGGGCGCGGACCGCATCATCGTCGCGACCGCCGCAGGCCGCTACGCAGGATTCGAGATCTACGAGAACCAGCGCGGCCTCGTCGCCATCGACAAGCCCGAAGTCCTCGGACGCCAAATCAGCTTCCGGGGCTACTTCGCCACGCTCGCCATCGACGCGACCAAGATCCAGTACGTCAACTGGACCTGAGTTAGGAGGGTCGCATGGCGACCTACACCACGACACAGGCACAAATCACCGACAACGTCGGCGTCGTCAAGACCCTGACCTCGACCCCCCTCGAGGTAGGCAACACGCTGACGTTGTCGGGATTCGCGTCACCGTTCACCGCGCTGAACGCGACGTTCGTCGTCACGGCAATCCCGCAGCACCTGTTCCTCGGTGTCGACGACCAAGGCGACTACGTCTACGACTACGACATCCCGATCACGAACCAGATCGCGGTTGCAGTCACCGCAGCCGACCAGACACGCGCCCCGGCTGCCGCGACCATCACGTTCACGCCGACCTGCAGCTGGGTGAGCATCGCAGACGTCGAGGACTGGCTCGGATTCACCGTCACCAATCCCTCAAGCGACTACGACCTGCTCAACATGGCGGTCGGCGCAGGCAACCAGTTCGCGTGGCGCCGCCGCCAAGAGGCGGGCTACTTCGACAGCCTGACGACCGTCCCGTCATCCGACGTCAAGCTCGGGACCGTCATGTACTGCGGCTACCTGTACAGGATGCGCGGCAGCGCCAGCGAGTCCTACGCCGCGTACGACCCGCTCGCGACGTCCGGGCCGATCGGCGGCTCGTTCGTCGAAGTGCTGCGACTGCTCGGCATCAACCGCCCGCAGGTCGCCTGATGGCTGACGACCTCAAAGCCGGATACAA